CTTATAAAAATCTTCAAAATCTTGTTCATTACCTTGTCTAGATCCTAAAAACCATTTAATATTTTCAAATGGATGTTCTTTAGCGTATTTATAAATTGAAGATATAGGATTAGATGATACTTCAATTTTAACATTATCTGGTAAGTAGTTTTTATATACATTCCAAATAGCTAATGATTGGTCTTGAGTAATATCTGATCTTCCACCTCCGGTCCCAACAAATATAATAAATTCGTTTAGGTTGTATTTTTCTATAGCTTTTTTAACTACTTCAAAATGACCTTTAGTAGGTGGTTGAAATCCACCACCAAATAAACCTACAGTTTTTTCTTCACTTAAAGAATCAACTTCAGTCAAAAATGGTAATATAAGTGATTTAACTAATGAGTTCATTTAATAAAGTTATTGATTACTGTTGGTAATTGCTCACTATCTATAGGATTTAATTTAGATTGAATATCTCTGTAAGTATTAGCTATCTTATCAATGTTTTGGTAAAGTTGTTGTTTTGTTTTTTCTCTTGACTTTTCTCTTTTAGCTTTTTCTTCAGGTGATAATTCAGTATCATCTTTTCTAAATGATGATACAAATTGACCTGATGATAATAAGTTGTCAAAGTATTCTTTTAAAGTACCATCTTGATATGCTTTTTCAAAATTAACAATTTCTGCTTCTTCTTCTGGGCCTGATGGTGTGTTTACTAGAATAAAATTGTCCCCAAATATATTTTTATATTCATCCAACAAATTGTAAACATTAGCCCAAGTACCTAAAACACCAGCTGCTGGTACTTTACGTTCACGCTTGTAGTTTCTTAAGAATGATACTATAGGATGAGCATAAACCATTATCATCATCACATCATACCCACCTTCATTTAACATGTCTAATGTTGGTTGAAGTGTAGATAAATTAGAAGCAGTTGTATCATAAATTAAATTACGTTTAGCTGCTATAGCATTAGGTAAATCTTGTTTTCTAATTTGTGATGATGCTGCTGATAGATTACCAAACATTGGTGAGTCTTTGTCCTCAACATACTTATCAGCATTTAAATTTTCAAATCCACTTAATTGTGATTCAATTGTTTTTAAGATTGTTGATTTACCTACTGACGCTCCTCCAGCCATTATTATAGCTTTTGGTGAGCCTTGAATTTCTTTTAATAGGTCTACTAGTTTAATCATCTATGTAAATATAATAAAGAGACCTGGCTAAGCCAAGCCTCTTATCATAAATATTACAGATCCTCTCGTTTTGCGGTAGTTCTAAACGACTCAAACACAGGTGCAGATTTAGGATTTTCAAGATCAAACAACTTACGTACTGTTTTGAATATATCTAAGTTTTCTTCAAATGTACGTTCTGACTCATATATCTCCCATCCTTTACCTGTCATTTTTTCTTTATTTAATTTACGTTTAGATGATTTTAACCATAATATAGCGGCTCGATCTGCTGTTTTACCATAACATTCTTTATAACATTGTTTGTAAACAGCTGTTTGTAAATCATAAGTTGTCTGTAGATGGTTTGATGTTTTAAAGTCAATAATCCATAACTCACCATCTATCTCGCAAACTAAATCACATGTGCCAGCTACTTTTAATTCATCTGAGAATAAATGTACTTCTGTTTCAATTAATTTAGGGTTATATGTTTCCCAAAACTCTACAAAGCGTAAAAACATTTGCCACACTTCAGGATGATATTGAGGTGTCCCATGTGTATTTAGAAATTTTAATTCTTTACCATTTAAATATTCTTCAATCATTTCATGAACTTGAGTACCTTCATCAGCGGCTTTTTTAACAATGTATTCTGAAGCATAACCTACTTTTTTAAGCCAGTCTTCAAAGTGTTTTCCTTTAGGATAAAAACTTAACACATAAGTAACTGATGGGTAGTAGTCACCGTTTCTTCTATAATATCTAGAATCTGGGAGAGTAATTTGTTTATGGTCGTCTGATATTTCTAAAATTCGATCATATGAATGTTTAATTTTACTCATATTAATTGTAATTTTTTCTCAAATAAGTTTGAGAATGTTAATGGTTGACATGTTTGAATCAAACTAGTGAATTTTTCAAATCCCATTTCACTTGGGTCTTTATCATCCATATCTACCAGATATACTTCTTTACCTTCATTAAGTAGCTCTTCACAAAATGTTAGAGCTTGTTTAATAGCATCTTTATCTAATGCTATGTATATTTTTTCTACTTTAGATGTTACTAATTTTTTTCTTAAACTCTTCTGAATGTTTTTACCTAATAACGGGATAACATTACGTTTAATAGCAAGCGCATCAAATGGTCCCTCACATAATGTAATTGGTATATTCCAATTAATAAACAATTCAAACGGTATTATATCTCTAGATACATCAGGATTTTTATATTTTAAAGATGAATTTTTATCAAAACTTCTAGCTGTGAAATAATTTAAAATTCCGTTAGCGTCATATGATGGGATGATAATACAGTTGTTATACTTACCGGATTCACAATAACCTATATTATATTTAATAATGTCGTTAGGGGTGATATTTCTGCGTTTTAAATAACTGATAGCGTGCTTATATTCAATGCTATTGTATATGTTAGTTAATGATTTAAATTCAGGTGGTAATTCTACTTTAGTATTAGTTACTGTCACTTCTAAATGATCGGAGACATATTTAACTAATGATTTTACCTCAGCTATTTTATCAGCTGGGGCTGATGTTAATTTAAATAATTTAACTAAACTTTTACCTCGTTTATCACAGACCCAACAATGCCATGGATGTTCACCTTTATCATTCTCAGATAAGTTAACTTCTAATTTAGGTTTATGATGATTACAGAATGGACAATGATAAGCGTAATTGCCTTTTGAGGTTTTCTTACCTTGTCCTAAAACAGAATTTAATGTAGCTACTAAAGCTTGATTTACCATACTTATAGTATATCAACTATAGTTGGGGGTGCCAAATCTTTTTTAAAGTATCTTCCTTGTATGTTATCATTGTAACTATCTTTTTCTAAACACTCAGTTACAAATTGATATTTAGCTTCAAGATATGATAGATGTTTTGAAGTCCACGCTAATTCTAAAATTTCTCTATAGAATTTATCTTCACCAATAGTTGCTACATCTTCTAATAGTGGTTTACAACTACCCCAGTATATTTTCCAATCTGATTCAGCGTAAGTAACTTCTTTAGTTTTCTTACGACCAGGGCCAGTTTGTTCAGCCATGGCTTTTTTACCTAACTTTTTAGTTTTTTTATGTTGTAGAAATTTTTTACCAATGTATATTTTACCATTGATAGTATTAGAAATTAAATAAACAAAACCAAATGGTGTTTTATCACCAAAGTCTTCTATATTATTTATTTCACTACCTTTATATAACCATTTACTCATAATTTTATTTATCTATATTAACTAATATTGTTGTATCAGTTGTTGTACTTGTTGGAAGTGGTTGTCCTAATTTAGCTACCATTAGTAATTCTTGAGCTTCATTATAAAAACCTACTGTTGTGACATATGGAGCAAAATATGAACTTGTTACAAAATTATAAACTGTTCCTTCTGTTGAGCCTGATATTAATGATGGGTTTAGGCTAAAGTTAAATTCTTCAGGTCTAACAGTACATTTATATTGAGTTTCAAATATTGTTCTTGAACTTTGGAAACTACATGTAAATAGGGAACCGGTTACAACATATGTTGCAATCCAGTCAGCAGTAACATCTGCAGCGTTGAATAAATCAATTACTATTATCCCATGAGAATAATTAATAATTCCTTTTGTTTCAGTAGAACCTGATAAATTTAAAAGACCCTCACCATTATCTGTAAAGATGTATGGGTTACCTGATTCTTCTAAATCTACAGACATATAGAATGAATTTGGATTAATGTAATCCCCAAATAAATTCTTAGGTATAGATAGAACACCTATAGTACCTTCATTATTTCCTGAACCAAAATTTGCTGATTGGGTAGGGAAATATCTACTAAATCCATAATTAGAAATATAAGTAGCTGAACTAGTTTGGAATAAACTAGTTTGCTCATAATTATAGAATCTACTATAAACATTAGTTAATGAGTCATCTTCAACTACTTGTCCTAAATAATTAGTGATATAAGGTGACCCACTAATTGGGTTAGGGATGTAATTAGTATAATATAATTGTTTTATAGAATTATAAACTAAAGAACCTGAAATTGATTGGAATGGGGAAACATTATTTGTTTCAAAAGATGAAAGAAAAGGGGTATTAACCCCTACATATCTTTGAATTCCAACCTCAGCACAAGATGCACTTCCCGCAAAAGTGAAACTTTTGTTAACAACTAACGGAGATACTATAACATCCGTGCTTAAAAATTGTTTGTAAGCACTCATTCATTAAAAGTCTAATTTAACACGTATTAATGCTTCTTTTGTAAAGTCTTTCTTAAGTGGCTTAGATAATTTAGCTACAGCTAATAATTCATTTGAGTCATTATACATCCCTACTGTTGTGATATAAGTAGTTGGACTATTAATAAATAAATCATATAAGACAGTACCTGTACTACCTGATATGAAACTTGGATTTTCAGTGTAATTAAACTCAGCATTTCTAGCTCTACAAAATACAAAATCAGAGGTGATTGTTTCTTGACTATTTAAAGCAAAACTACTTGTAAATGAACCTGTAGTCATACCAATTCTTCCAGAAGCTGTTGAATATAAACGTATTGGATTATAAACATTAGCATTTGATGTTCTTAAGGTATTTAAAGAAATACCTCCACTAGCATATGGTAAATCTAAAGCTGCGGCGTTTAAAATAATAGTTCCAACATCAGGTAAGAATAAACCATATGAACCTGATAAAGTCATACCAGCACTAACAGCCCCCAAAGCACTATTTGCTGTAGTAATAGCTGCTCCATTACTTCCAGATACAATTTGGAATACACGACCAGCATCACTATATGTGATTGTAGTTGTGTCTAAACTATTGTCTGTTAAATTAATTTGACTAGAAGCTGAATATAATGTTAAATTTAATGAGCCTGGGAATAATGATTCTTTGAATCGAGCTCTGTCAATTGTAATAGCATAGAAGTCTTGTTGAAATGGAGTTACAGTTGAGAATGAAAAATTAGTATTTTCATCTCCATAAATCATATTTCTCCACTGACCGTAAATTGTTCTAGTTGGGGATAAACCACTAATACCAGCATTATATAATAATGAGCCTGATCCTTGTTTATTACCATAAGTGATATTAAATTGTAACTCAGTAGTGCTTGAATTAGTAGATGGATCTAAATTATATACATTTAAATAATAATTTCCTGATGTGCCAGCTATTTGTACAGATGATGTGTACATAGCTGTTAATGGAGAAACATAATTAGTCCAACATGGAGCTGTTACAGTATCAGCACTAACTAGGAAATCTTGGGGGTCTAAGGCTTTATATGACATTTTTTATAATATTTTTATTAGCTAACTTTTGTTATAGTAATTGGAATAGTTACTCTTGCTCCACTATCTCTACCTTGTACAATTAATATTGTTTGTAATTGAGTTTGATTACCAAATAAAGTATTAATTGTTGTACCAGTCATATTTAATGTAGTACCAATTACTGTTTTAGACACATTAGTTCCAAGAGTAGTTGTAGCATTAAGAGAAGTAGCTTGAGTTGTGTTAATACCTACACCATTAAATGTGCTCATTGTTCTAACATCACCAATAGTAAAATTATAACCTGATGTTTCAAATGTTTGTGAACCACCTAAATAGTTTAATGTTTGAGGTGTAATTGATAATGAAGCACCTTGTTTTAATGTAATATTAGTGTAACCAATGTTAATAATAGGCATTCTAGCTGTACCACGAGGTAAAGTAGTAAGTAAGTATTTCATTACTTGAGTCTCATCTGAAAATGCTTCTAGAAGAGGCATACCTTCAATTGCTTGACCATAATAAGCAGAACCTGATGGGTTATTTGGATTATATAGAGTATAATCTATTTCATCATCTGATAAGGCAAATTGTGTAATTCTAAATGAGCCATCGTTTTTGGCTAATAACTCTCTACCTTTTTTAGTTAAGATAGCATCAACTGTTATAATTTGGTTATTTAAATATCCCATTTCTTTTTTATGATTTTATTATAAATATTATGAAATTGTGCCTTCAGCGGCAAGTTTTTGTATTATGTTTTCAAAATTATCTTCTAATTCTTGAGAAGCATATTGTGGTTTAATAAATCCTGATAAAGGTTGTCCAGTTGTACCTTCAGGTTTTTTAATATTTAATATAATATAATTACCATTTGGTATCACCCTAAACACACAAAAATGATCTAAAATTGAACCTGTTGGTATTGGAGGATATATTTCTAATGTTGTTCTACCATCAGCTAATGTTCCAATATTATATATTTTAGATTGTTTAGTTGGATCATATTCAAATCTAATATAATCTCCAGGTTTAAGATTAGCTGGGGTGTAAATAGTACTAAATCCAAAATTAAATGAAGCTGTTGGAGTTAGTTGAACCATATCATTATTTAAATATCCTGATAAGCCTAATGACGCTGTTAACCATTGGGATTGATTTGATCCAACTGTTGGGTATGTGGCTCCATCCCAATATGATGATGTAATTTGAAGATCATTACTATAATTAGTTTCTAATGAAAAGAAAGTTCCGCCAGCTGTGGATGGAGTTCCAAACAGTGTTATATTAGGTGACACAGCACTAGATCCTAAATAATATTGTACTCTTACTTTATCACCACTAGTAAAGACATATGGAAGTGTTTGAAAAGTAATATATCTAGTGGTGTTATCTGCCTCATCACCATTACTATTAATAGTAGCTGTTAATAAATTTTCTAAACTATTTAAAGTAAGAGAATTTGGTTGAGGATTAGCTATTGGGACATTTGTAAGTATTTGTAAATTTAAAGATTGAGATGTAGCCCAGTTATCTGATGATTTAACTATCTCAAGTTTTAATATATCATCAGATTCCCAATTACCAGTATTATTATATTCATCACCTGTAATATTATTAAATTTAATTGCTAAACCTGCTTTAAATTTAACTTCAATACCATAATTAGATGTTGTG